CTCCACCGTCTCGTAGTTGTCGAGGTTGAACCTCATGTCATTCTCCTTCCACCGCACGGAACGTACGGTATGTTGTTTGTTTTTTGAATTTGGCTGCGAGCGCCGGGTGTTCGGCCTCGAACTTCTTGGTGTCGAACGTGGTGCGTGTGGCACTCTTCCAAGTGCACACGACATGGCCGTCGACCTGGCCGTACTCTGCGTCACCTATGGCTTGACACAGCCTGGCCTTGATGTCTTTGCATGTCTCTTCGAGCGACGCAATGTTTGCCTGCATCTTGTTGTAGTTGCGCAGCAACTCTGCGTTCTCGTCGCTGAGTTCGATGCTGGTGCCATCGCTCTTGGGGAACAGGTCAGACACGTTGTCGTAACTCATTGACGCAGTATCCGGAACCATGCCCATGTCGATGGCTGCCAAGAACTGGCGGCATGCCTCGATGTGCACACGCTTCTCGTCGCTGGTCACAGTCTGTTCGTGGAACCGCAGGTCCAGGTCGCTGTCGAAGACAATCCATGTCACCTTGTCCACGTTGGCGCAGATGGCTTGCTGTACTCCCTGCCAGTACCAGTGCATGGGCAACTTGCCATTCCAGCGCTTGCGTGTGGTCTTGATTTCAAACACTCCGCCATCACCGTTGATTGCGTCGAGCGTGGCAATGAGCCGGACTCCGTCCTCTTCATACACGTGCATGACCACCGGCGTGCTGAGCGGATCGCCCAGCAACTTGGCAGCCCAGTCACGGATGGGTGTCTCCAGCGTGTTGCCACGCATCATGGCTTTGTTCTCCGCCTCTGGTTTGGGCGGGGTCAGCGACAGCAGTTCGACTGCGAGATCGGCTCCGCTCATGTATGGGTGATCGCCGTGAACTGCGGCGGCGTTCGACGCCGAGATGCGGGCGAGTCCTTCTTCATCCTTCCATCGGACGGCGAGCCATTCCTCGCTGCCGTGGGTCGGCTTAGTTACTGTTCTGTGTTTCATCGGTTCTCCTCCGTGAATGTAGGTTGTGGGTGTTACTGGGTTATTGCCAGTCCGGTTGCTCCAGCATCACGATGCGACGCACCATGCTGCACGGGATGTGACTAACCATACCAACGGTTTGCATTTCCGGCAACTCGTCGGGCATGTACGAAGCGGTAATCGAGACGTAGTCGTCGAGTAGGTCGGGCCAAAGGTAGCCGACTGATATCACTTCGCAAGCCTTGGGCTTGTAGTCCTTTAGGTCAGTCCATCCATTGGGACCATCGAATGCGTCAATCCAATGGATGGCAACCAGGGACCAAGGACACTTCTTGTCAGTCGAGCCAGCAGACATACTCGCAGGTTACCCTTCCTTTGTCGGGGTCAACAAACATGAGTCGCTGCGATGGTTTGCCCACTGCCGCCACGAAAGACTTGGCGTACTGGTTGTCTGACTCTGGGCTTCCGGTTACCCAGATGCGCCCGCCATTGGCCATGGTCAGGTTGATCGGGGTGTGGAAATGGCCCATGATGCAGTCGTCAAAGTCCATGAAGGTAGCCCAAGCATTGACCTTGCGCAGGATCGAGTAACTCGGGGTCTGGCCTCCGAACGACGGGATCTCGTCGCCGTGTACCACCAGCAACTTGTAGTTGCCAATGGTTGCGATCTGATACCAGTCGTGCGATTGCTGCCAAGTGACGTGCTTCAGATGTGCACAACGCTCTGACGCAATCTTGTAAGCCATGCGATCCACGTTGTCGGACGCAGGCATGTCGCCCTTGCGACCGATGCGCCCGTGGTTGCCATACTCACACACGACCTGCACCTTGGTGAAGTGCCCGGCCAGTTGATGCACTGCGTCCTCAATGATGCTGGCGACAGAGAACAACTGGTCGAACAGGTGCGCCTCTATCTCGTACTGCTGTCCGGGGAACACGGTCAATCCCTCGACCATGTCACCACCCAGTACAAGCATGCACTCGTTCACCGGATGGTGCGCCCGCTGTATCTCGGTCAGCGCAATGACCTTGTCGCACATCTGAGCGATGCGCTTGCGCAGCACCTCGATGCTGTACGACACGGACACTTTGCCTGCCTGCCAGTCGGTCAAGTGCACGAGCGCAACCTCTGCCTTGCCACGCTTGTTTGGCTTGCGTGGTTTCACCTTGACGCGCGGCTGGACAAGCATCGCGTCCTTTGCTGCTTGGTATACGGCCTCGACTAAGTCGTCGTTCTTGCGCTTGGCCCTGGACTCTGCACGTTGCGCATTGGCAAGCGCACGCTTCAGGTCCGCTATCTCTTGCTCGTACTTGGCGTCGTCACTTATTGACATTGGCTGACATCCTGTTCCTCATCTTGAGTATGGTGTTGTCCGCGATCTCAATGCCGCGGTTTTGAATTGCTCGTGCTATGGCAGCACAAGAAATGGAGTGGTCGCTTAGCGCCTCTAGGAATTCTTTCCAATCCTTTGGCCCAAGCTTCTTTTCAATCTCTGCCATCTTTGTGGCATGCCTGCCGCTGGCCTTGGATTGGTTCTGTGCTTCAGCGAGAAATCCCACGGCGGGTCTCCCTTACCATGTTGAGGCATCCGAGATAGCCAATGGCATCACGCGTGTTGTCCGGTACGTCGAGCGCCCGGTTCATTTCGTTCGTGAGGCGTGACAATTTCACTGCCACCATGAACAGCACTGCTTGTTCTGCCGTCAGTTTGATTCCGGTGATTGACCGGAAGATGTCTGCCGTTCTCGTGTAATCATCCAGCGGATGATCGTAATCGGATTGGCGTGGGCCAGTGATGAGGTCATAAGCCTCACGCACGATCTCCGCGCCAGCGGTCGTGTTTTGCATGTTTCCCCTTGCTGATGAGTCGTTCGGTTTTTTCTATCAGTGCCCAGAGGGAATCCTGATCGGATACCCCTGGGTATACCTTACGAAGAAACTTCGCCAGTTGCTTCAGTTCCATTCTGCTGTACTGTTCGGACATTGTCAAGCACCTCTCCTGAGGCGTGGAACTCTAGGTGATTGGACAAGCGGTCGTCAACCTTGTCGACCTTTGATTCGATCCGGTTCTGGGATTTGTAAAGCATGGCCAGCAACCCCCGGACGTAGGCGTGATCGTCCTTGTTTTCCTTGCGGAACTTGTTGATTGCCGCTACGAGCACCGCAAAACTGCCGGTAACAATGGCGGCAATGATGCTTGCGGTACCTGTGTCCATCTCAAATCACGTTTACCTTAGCAAAAGCAGCCGCCACTCTCTGTGGTAGGTCGGCCATTCTCGGTGAGATTTCCACGTGGATCCAGTCTCCACCGGGCGCGCCCGTCAGAGTTGGCTTGTCGTATTCAACCCAGGCCTCACGATCACAGCGCCAGCCTCGACCGAATCCCTCCCAGTAATCCAGGATGCACTCCACACCAAGCAGTTTGTGGTTGACGACCAAAGCATCCATGATGCGCTCAGCAACGATCCGGCCGTTCAATTTGCCACGGAAAGACAAGTCCATTGCTCTGCCGGTTGCGTGAACCGACAAAGCGTTCTTGCCCCTAACGTTCCTGACTACCCAGGTGCCATTGTTCCAGAGCGTGCCTCGGGACAAAGCACAGACCTGACGCACCCATTCTTCGGTGCCCGGACGCTTGCCTCTTGAAACCCCGTCGGACGTGCCCGTGTATCGACGGGGCATTGCTTACTTGGTGCGCCCGAAGCGCTTGTCAGACTTGTCGAACCAGCTATGAATGACCGGCAACACGGCAACAAGCGCCGAGTTGACAAGCAACGTCCAGTCGCGGGTGCCAGCCATGTAGGAGGCAATGCCAGCAGCGACTGCTACTTTTGCCCAGGACTTGAGTAGCGCTTTGGTCTGCTTGCTGATAAGTTTCTTAGTCATGGCTACGACGCTATCACGCGCAGGCATCATCTTCTTGTGCTTCTTTGTTGGCTTTGGCGTTGTTATGGGCCTGTGCCTGCTGTGGCTTATTGCCAACTGGCAGGACGACGAAACGCCGATTGATTAGTTCTTGGGTAGCGTTACGAACTCGTCGAGTTCGGCATCGTAGTAATCGCCAAAACCGGCGTACTGACCGCGGAACGGAGTTCCGCCAAGTTTGTGCTGTGGCACGCCATCGGCGTCACGGTACGTGTTGTACGAAGTCTG